GGTTCGCGGCCAGCTCGAACACGCCCTCGGCGTAGGCCGCGCCCGTGGCGCCGGCCGCGATGTCGTCGACGGCCACGCGGATCCCCGCGCCCACAATGATCACATCCCCGGACGAGACCGCGGCCGCCGGGATCGTGTCCAGGATGTTCCCGGGCTGAATGTAGTTGGTGGTCATGGGTCGCTACTCCTCATCAAAAACCTTGCGCCGGGCCGAATGGCCGGGCCTCGCCGTCGCTTGCCATGCTGCGACCGATCGGGCGCCTGTCGACTATAGGTCGATGCCGGACGAACGGTAGAGCGACCGCCAGTCGATCGCCTTTGCCACGATCTGGTGCCGGACCTTGTACTTGCGGGCGTCGGTGTCGAAGTCCTCGTCTTCCTCCAGGACCGGCTGGCGCTCCTCCTCCAGGAAGCAGACGTCGACCGTGTCCACCACGTTCGGATCCGCGGCCAGGTACCAGACCGCCGTGGACGTCGCGTCCAGGTGCGGGGTCGGCACGACCTCGATCCGGCCGCTGAACGGGTTCGGGGTCTGGGGGTTGACGCCGGTGGCCGGGTCAAAGGTGGACTTGATGAACTGGTCGGCCGCGATCTCCAGGGACTTGGGCACGATCAGGGTCTTGGGACTGTTCTCGATGATCGTGGAGCCGTCGAGGTCGGTCTGGATCCCCATCGCGGCGAAGCCGGCGCCCAGGCTGGTCACCGAGATCGCGCCCGTGCCCGTGTTGGCGTGGTTGGCGAGATTGAAGAGCGCGACGCCGTCGCTCATGGCGGCGTTGGCGGTCAGGACGCCGTACGCGGTCACGTCCTCCAGGTACTTGGCCTTGCGGCCCATCGCCGGCAGGATCGTGTTGAAGGCCGACAGGTCGTCGTTGATCATCGACTCCCGGGTGAACTTCAACGCCTTGCCGTACTTGACCAGGGTGTAGACCTCGCGCCCCTCCGTCAGTGATCCGTACTTGTACTCGCCGCCTTCGGGAATGGACTCCAGGTCCGGGGCGCTCGACAGGATCACCCGCGAGACCTGCTTGAAGTCCGGGCTGGTCGTCTCCTTTGCCCAGGACTGCCAGGTCGTGGTCGCGAGCTCGTAGCTCTGGCGCAGCGACTTGTTCAAGACGTTGGCGAGAATGAAGGGAAAGTCGCCCGTGGACATCGCCAGCCCCACCGTCCCGAGCTTCCGGGACAGGGCGGTCCGACTGAACAGGAGCCGTACCACCTCCGTCTCGCCGAGGGTCTTTGACGTCACGCCCAGCGCCGCCAGGTACTCCCGCCCCATCGGCACCATCCGCAGGTGCCGGAAGTCGGCAGAGCGCGGCGAGGGGGTCTCGACGGTGAGCCCCGCGCGCAGGGCGATCGCGTCCTCGACACCCTGGGCCAGGGTGTCCAGGTTCCGGTCCATGCCGACCGCGATGTGGGGCGCGGTCATGGTCTCGGCGAACTTGGACAGGGCCAGGAACTGCGACACCGGCATCCCGGTGTCCGCCATCTCCCGGGTCCAGTCCGCGTCCAGGTGCCGCTCGGCGCCCAGGGCCACGATGTCGGCGCGGCGCTTGCGCTCCAGGGCCACGGCCTGGTCGGCCGCCGGCGCGGCCAGGGCCGCTGCGGCCTGCCCGGCCGGCTGCCGGGCGGACATGGCGCCGGACACGGGATCGGGCAGGAAGACGCCCGCGTTGCCCGCGGGGGGCGCGGCCACGTCGTCGGCCGGCTTCTGGCTCTGGGCCCAGACGTCGGTCGCGCGGGCCTCGCGCGAGGTCTCGTCCGGGTACTTCTCGGTCATCGTCGCGTCCGACATGAAGCGCGCCTTGAACGCCTCCTCGGTCTCGCCCTCCTCGGGCGTCACGTCCGGGATCTCGCTGCCGCCCGCGGCGGGTGCGGCGGGTGCGGCGGCGTCGCCGCCCTCTGCGAGCGCGGCCGCGGTCGCGGCCCGGCGGCCTTTGAGCCCCGCCCAGAAGGTCACCGCCTGCTCGACGGTCGCGCCGGCCGACAGGCCCACGCTCTCCAGGTACTTGCGCAATGCCTCGTTCATCTCGATGCCTCCTTGTGACAACAGGCCCATCGGGTTCGCGCCGGGGTCGCCGACAAAGTCAACCGACTGGACCCGCTCGATCCGTCCGAACGGCAGGTCGCCATTGGCGCCGGGCTCGTACGGAGCCGGCTTGAAGACCACCGACAGTCCAACCACCTCGGGATCCTCCTGGGCGATCCCCAGGAAGTAGCTGCGCATGTCGCCCTTGGGCGACTTCGCGGAGTAGGCCGCCAGCTTCACGTCGCCGCGAAGCGCGGGGCCCTCGATTCTGGGATTGTCCACGCGCCCGAGCATGACCTCGGCCGCGTCCGTTGTGGGCCCGAGCGGCCCGCCCTGGACCTCGGGGTGGCCCAGCCGGCACTTGACCCCGCGCGATCGCGAGGCGATCGAGGCGCGCGCCTGCTCGAGCATGGTCGCGTCGACCTGGAAGCCGTGCCCGATCGCGGGCCCGATCGTGAGCACCGCTGCGTTGCGGATCACGCCGGCCTCGGGGTCCACCTGGATCCCCTGGCTGAAGGCGCCGGGCTGGGACAGGGAGACGGAGTCCGGCGCCGCTGCGAGGCAGACGGACGCCGGCAGGCTGTAGGCTGTAGGCTGTGGGCTGTAGGTCCGTGGGCCGATAGTCATGGTCTCGTCCCTCCGTTGCGTCCGCCCAGGCCCCGCACGATGCCCATCGCGGCCAGGCCGCCGCCGGCCTCGGGCGGGGTCGCGTGGTCGGCCTCGGGCCGGGGCTCGTGCGCCGAGGGTTTGGGGGCGTCGCCGGCGCCCAGGCCCAGATCGGAGCGGAGCTGCGTCTCGTCGGCGCGCTGGCGGAAGTGCTTGCGCCAGTTGTACCCGCGCTCGGCGAGCAGGCGCTCGTAGCTGTCCAGGTCCGTCTCCAGGGCGATCTTGGCCGCGGCCGCCTGGTTGGCCGGGTCGATCCACTGCCTGGGCTGGGGCTGGTACGTGGTCTCCATGTACGCGGTGCGATAGGCCAGGCCCAGGTGATAGAGCGGCGCCGCGACCCGGGCCTCCATGATGGCCAGGTCGATGAAGGTCTCCCGGACCGGGCGCAGGAACCCCGAGATCATCCGCCGCTGCTCCGGGTCGGTCTCCATCCAGTTCTCGATCATGCCCTGGCGCTGGCCGGAGAAGGTGTTGCCGCTGAAGTCGCGCGAGACCGTGGGATAGTCCAGGCCCGCGCCGGCCGCGGTCTTCTTGGTTCCCTGCTTGGTGAAAGGCTCGTACTGGCCGCCGGGGACCTTGGGGTCGTGGAACTCGAGCGCCACGCCCGGGCCCGGGTCCAGCACCATGTTGGGCTCGAAGTTGAGCTGGAGGTTGTCGTTGGCGTCCAGCTCGTCTGCGGCGCTGTCGGTGCGCAGCCCGAGGAAGTTGGCCGGGCTGCCCTCCAGCTCCCGCTTGACGCTGACCCCGCCGCAGGCCTCGAAGCGCGCGCGCAGGAGGGTGTACTCGGCGTACATCTTGCCGTGCCACATCTCCCGCAGCACCGGCGCGTACCGGGTCACGCCCTGCGACTGGCGCACCCGGTCCTGGCGCATTAGGTGGAGCACGCGGTGCGCGGGGACCCGGGTGCTGTCGCCGCCGTAGGACGTGTAGGGGTGCTTGCCCGTGTACACGTGGTAGGCGACCGCGGCGCCGTGATCGTCGAGCTCGATGCCGTTGGCGATGTCGTGGTCCTCGCCGGTCACGGGATCGCGCCACGTGGTCCGGCTGCGGTCGAGCTGCTCGGGCTCAAAGAGCTGGAGCGTCAGGCCGACCATGCCGGGGCGCGGGACGTAGTCCATGATGGCGAAGGCCTGGCCCGCGTTGATGACCTCGCGCTCCATTAGGGCCTGGATGTCCTCCAGGCACTTGTTGTGTTCGAGGTCGCAGTAGATCGGGCGCTCGGACCAGAGCTTCCACAACAGATCGATCGCGGTGTTGAAGTCCTCCCAGGCCTGGCCCGAGACCGGGTCGCGGGCGTTGGCCTGGGCCGTGATCCCCGTGCCCACGACGTGGCGCACGTACCCGTCCGCGATCGAGGCCGCGCTCCAGTCGTCGCGCGCCGCGGCGCGGGCGCGGGCGAGGATGGTCCAGTAGTCCGCGGTGATGATCTGGTCCGCGCTCTTGTTCTTGGCGGACCAGTCCGCGGTGTGCCGGGACTTCTCCGCGGCCTCGTACGTCGAAAGGTAGGCGAGGCGCTGGCGGTCCAGCTCCGCGCGCAGGCGCGCCGCGCACCGCCGGGCCGCCCAGCCGGGCGATACACGAGCGATCGCCCGGTCCAGGCCGCCGCCATTCAGAAAAGGTGTTCGAGTGGTCAAAAGGTCCCCCCGCTCTTGACGAACCGGACCGCTGAGGGGCGCAGGCCGCCGGCCTGCGCGATCGCGAGCCGGCGCTCGTACCAGGCCAGCATCTCGCGCAGCTCCTTGAGGCTCAGCGCCGTCCAGGTCCGCCCCGCGATCGAGAGCGACGCGGCCCGGCCGTCCAGGGTCGCGTCGATCGCCGTCTTGATCTTGACCAGGGTCGCCTGGATCTCGGCTTCAGTGAGCGCCATCGGGGTCCGCCTAAGGAGCCGTCAGCGGTCAGCCATCAGCTTTCAGCTCAAGCTGAAAGCTGATAGCTGACCGGTGATCGCCGGCACCCGCAAGGGGGCGATTACCACGTGCTGGTAAACAGGATCGGCCCGTGGAGGGGTCCGGGAGGCCGCAGGAGGCCCGTCGACGCGTCGTAACGTGCTGCCACGTATGGAATGTAGGCGGATTCGCGTCTTTTTCGGGGGGCCGCGCGGTCAGGCCCCGGAATCGGCGGTTTTTTGGTCTGGTCCCGCCCCCATCCTCCGAAACACGATCACCCACACCCACGGGTTCACGTCCCACCCGTATCCCCGTCGCGCGTTGAGCGAGTCCCAGAGTTCCGCGAACGGTTCCGAGGCACGCAACTGTTCGTCCGCGCCGCACGGGCCCACCAGTGGATAGTCGTAATCGATCGCAATCCCCTCGGCCTCGCAGTCCTCCGGCGTGATCTCCTGCACCCGCTCCACCCACAGCTCCCTGATCTCCAACGTGATGCGAGACGCCCCGCGGGGCATGTGGATGGAGGGACGCCAGCGGATGAATCCCTTCGGTTCGAAGTCGCCATCCGCGCGGTAGAACGGCTTCGGGGTTCCGTTGCACCACGTCTCCCGCACCCACAGCCGGTCGCCGGGCACGCCGTAGGGGCAGTGGTGAATCCCGCCTTTCCGAAAGTG